ACGCCTTCGAATGCCTGGCGGTCGCGCGGACCGCGGGCGTTGCGTCGGTAGGCGGTTGGTCTCATACCGCCATCCTGCCAGGACAGCCCCGATCATGTCATCGGGACTGGCGAACCTCTTTAACGTCCCCGCTGACGGTGGCTTCCTGGTCCCCGAGGAGTTCCGCTCCGACCTGCTCCTGGTCGCGCTGGAGACCTCGATCATCCGGCAGCGCGCGACGGTCATCCCGATGGGCACCCAGCGGGTCAGTATCCCTGCGGTGGACTCCACCACGGACGCGACCTCGGTGTTCGGCGGCATCGTCTGCACCTGGGTCGATGAGGGGACACAGCCGACCGAGGTTCAGGGCAAGTTCGCTGCGGCTGTGCTTGACGCCAAGAAGCTGATGGCCTACCTGACGGCTCCCAACGAGCTGGTCGCCGACGCACCTGCGTTCGGCGGGTACCTGGACGCGACGCTGCCCCAGGCCATCGCCTTCGAGGAGGACTACCGGTTCATGCAGGGAAGCGGCGTCGGGGAGCCACTTGGGTTCGTGAACTCCCCGGCAGCGGTGGTCGCGGCGGCCGTGACCGGTCAGGGAGCCAACACCATCATCGTGGACAACCTCGCGGCCATGTTCGCCAGGATGCTCCCCAGCTCGCTCGGCAACGCGATCTGGCTGGCGTCCATCGACACGTTCCCGCAGCTCGCCACGATGGCTGTGCAGGGCGCCATCGGCAACTCCTCCCCGGTGTGGATGAACAACGGCGTGGTCGGCGCTCCTCCGGTCTCGATCTACGGGCGTCCGGTGTACTTCACCGAGAAGCTGCCGACGCTCGGCACCACTGGAGACATCTGCTTCGTCGATCCGGCGTTCTACCTCATCGGTGACCGGCAGACGATGCAGGCGACCGCCAGTCCGCACTTCGCGTTCAATGTTGACAAGACCGCCTACAAGATCATCGAGCGTGTCGATGGACGCCCCTGGCTCCAGTCGGCCATCACCCCGAAGAACGGTGGCAACAGCCTGTCCCCGTTCGTTCAGCTCAGCTCCACCCGCACCTGATAGCCCCCGCCCAGCGCGGCTCAATGGCCGGCAGTAACGCCCCGGCCGGGAGGAGAGAGATATGGCTGCAAAGATTGGCCTGGGCTACCTCTACAACCTCGGGGGTAGCGTCACCACGGCGAAGAACAGATTCAACCTGGAGAACGCGGACTGTGTCGGCATCCTCCTGGTCGGTGCAACCGCCGCGACGAACCTGACCCTCAACGAGTGCAACGCCGCGTCGGGCGGCACCGAGCAGGCGCTGGCCGTGGTCACCACCTACTGGACGCAGGCGGCGATTGCCACACCGACCGCCTGGACCAAGGTGACGCAGGCGGCGGCTTCGACGGTCCCATCCATCAACGGTGGCCTGACCTACTTCGAGGTCTCGGCGGTGTCGCTGTCGGACGGGTTCAAGTACGTCGATGTGACGCACGCGACCGCGACGATGGTCTTCATCATGCACGGGCTCGAAGTCATGCGTGCGCCTGAGAACCTGAAGTCGGCGGTGCTCTGATGCCGACACCTGCGCAGAACGCCCAGATCCGCAACGCCGCGTTCGGGTTCCAGACCAACCGAGCGGCGGCCGTGGTGCCGACCGTGGCGCAGTCGCCACAGACGATCTACACCATCACCGGCCGTGTCCTGGTCAAGCTGCTCCTCGGCGAGGTCACCACCGTCCTCGACGCCACCGTCTACACGTTGAAGGTCTCGCACGACCCGACGGTTGGTCCGGCTGTCGATCTGTCGGCGGCGCTGACGATGACATCGTTCACTGCTGGCGATTACGTCACGCTCGGCGCCACCGTTGGGGCCGCGTTGACAAGCAACAACGGGGCCATCGGTTCGGTGGTCGCGCCGGCTCCGGTGCTGGTGCTGGCGGACGGCATCCTGACGCTGACCGGATCGGCGACCCAGACCGGCGCGATGAAGTGGGGCCTCTACTACGTTCCGTTGGACGCGAACTCGAACGTGGTGGCGGCCTGATGGCCAAGGCCAACGTGGCGGGGACCACGGTCTACATCCCGGAGGGGCATCCGATTCCGGACCTGCCTGGTGTCCGCTTCGTTGGCCCAGGCGCTCCTGACGTGGAGAAGGAGGGACCGTCTACCGAGGCGGTCCCTCAGGAGGCCCCTCCAGCGGACGAGAAGGTACCTGAGACGCCCGTGAACGAGTCTCAGGTATCTGAGGAAGCACCTGATAGCCAGGAGCCACACGCTCCGTACGGCTACAAGGCTGATGGGACACCAAGGAAGCGTCCCGGACGGGTACCCAAGGACACCTGATGTCTTGGGAGCAGCTTCTGAACATCCTCCGTGAGAACGCGGAGCAGAGAAGGCTGGAGCAGTCGAGACCGCCGCTGGCGTGTCCCTGGGACGGGGAACCGTTGCAACCGGCACCTGACGGCGGGCTCTTCTGCAAGTTCGATGGCTGGAAGTGGCCGGAGGACGCAGACAACAACTGAACGTAGTCCCCCACCGGAAAGCAAGTGGAGGCAGCAATGGTCCTGCCGGGATACTGTTCCCGTGAAGATGTGGCGCGTGCGCTCGACGTCAAGAGTCCAGCACGCAGCTCGCGTCGTATCGACCGTGCGGTGCAGTCAGCCCGTGACGCGGTTGAGGGACTGCTGCATCGACGGTTCTATCCCGAGCTTGCGACCCGGTACTTCAACTGGCCTGACCGTTCCTACCAGACTCCATGGCGGTTGTGGCTGGACCAGCACGAGCTGATCAGCGTCACCACGCTGGTTGCCGGTGGCATCACGATCCCGGCCAGCGACTACTTCCTGGAACCGAACAGCGGTCCTCCGTTCACCAGGCTGGAGATCGACCTGGAGTCGAACTCCGCATTCAGCACGGGGCCGACGTCGCAGCGGGACATCGCCATCACGGGGCTGTATGGGTACCGGGCTGACACGGAGCCAGCAGGTGCGCTCAATGGGTCACTGAACAACTCCCAGACCAATGTGGGGGTTACGGACTCCAGCCTGATCGGCGTGGGGGATCTGATCCAGGTCGAGTCAGAGCGCATGGTGGTGACCGAGAAGTCGATGGTGGACACCACCCAGAACACCTCTGCGCTGACCGCAAGCAACGCCGACGTCGCCATCACTGGTGTCACGGGTGGCTCAATCGCTGTCGATGAGGTCATCCTGATCGACTCCGAGCGCATGCTGGTGGTCGATGTCGCCGGTACCACACTCACGGTGAAGCGTGCCTACGACGGGTCCGTGCTGGCCACCCACTCGGGCGCTACCGACATCTTCGCTCCCAGGACGCTGACGGTAGAGCGTGGCTCGCTGGGGACCACTGCTGCGGCGCACAACACGGCACTGGCCATCCTCCGACACAAGGTCCCTTCGCTCATCAGGACGCTGGGGACGGCAGAAGCCATCAACACCCTGCTGCAAGAGACCAGCGGCTACGCCCGCGTGGTCGGCAGTGGTGACAACCAGATGGAGGCGACCGGGAAGGGCCTGAAGGATCTCCGTGACGATGCCTTCACCAGGTATGGCCGCAAGGCACGAAGCAGGTCTGTGTGATGGATGACGTCACCTTCCGCACCCATGGGCCACTGCTTGATGGTGAAGCGCCAGGGATCATCAAGCGGCTTGATCACGAGCTGGGCGAGAAGGTCTCGGACGCTGGCGTGGACATGGTCAAGGCGTTCCTGGACAACGTGCTGAAGCATCCGACCGGCTACTACCGCTCCAGAGTCACCCAGAACAGCGGACGTATCAGTGACTCCAACGTAGTTTATGGACCGTGGCTTGAAGGTGTCGGCTCTCGTAATCAACGGTCTCGGTTCAAGGGCTACGCCACCTTCCGCAAGGTCACCCAGCAGCTCCAGAACCGGGCCTCAGACGTCGCTGACGATGTCCTGCCCCGCTACGTGAGGGAGCTGAACGGATGATGAAGCGTGAGCGAGGTCACTCATGAGCCTCGACATCCAGGGCATTGTTGACACGATCACTTCCCACGCTGCGAAGACGGGGCTCTTCGACGCTGTCAATGGACATGAGCCCAAGAGCGCGCCAGGGGACGGTATCACCGCTGCGGTCTGGGTGGACTCGATAGACCCGATTCCCGAAGCATCGGGACTGGCGGCAACTGCCGGGCGGGTCACCGTGAACGTGCGGATCTACACGTCCTTCCTCCAGGAGCCGGAAGACCTGATCGACCCCAACATGGTGCAGGCAGTGGATCTGTTGTTGGGCGCGTACTCCGGCGACTTCGACCTGGGGGCGAAGATCCGCAACGTCGATCTGCTGGGCCAGTCTGGTCCTGCGCTGAGTGCCAAGGCGGGCTACCTGAACCAGGACGGGAAGCTGTTCCGTGTCATGACGATCACACTGCCGCTCATCATCAATGACGTGTGGGTCCAGAGCCCCTAGGAGGTACTGATGGCAAAGCAAAGCGGGCTCGGTGACAACCTGTACGTCGCTGGCGTCGATGTCTCGGGTGACATTGGGTCACTCTCGTCCATCTCCAGCAACATCAAGCCAATCGAAGTGACCGCCATCGACAAGTCGGCAATGGAGCGGTTGGGAGGTCAGCGTGACGGCAGCCTTGAGTTCACTGCCTTCTTCAACCCGAGTGCGGGTCAAGAGCATTCAGTCTTCTCGGCTCTTCCGACTGCGGATCAGGTCGTCACCTATTTTCGTGGCACCACGCTTGGTGGCGCGGCAGCCTGTCAGGTCGGTAAGCAGATCAACTACGACGGAACCAGGAACGAAGACGGCTCGCTGACGTTCAAGATCCAGGCCCTGGCCAATAGCTTCGGGCTTGAGTGGGCCACGATGCTGACCGCTGGCAAGCGGACGGACAGCACGGCCACCAACGGCACTGGAGTCGATCTCCTGGCATCGACAGCCTTCGGGCTCCAGGCGTACCTCCAGGTCTTCGCCTTCGCCGGCACCAGCGTCACCATCAAGCTCCAGCACTCCAACGACAACGGTGTTGACCCGTGGACCGATGTCACTGGGGGAGTATTCACGGTTGTCTCCGCTGCTCCTACCAGTGAGCGCATTGCCAATGGAGCAATTGTCAAAAGTTGTGGATGGGCGAGTCGCACTGGTGATCGAAATGGTCGGTTGAGGACGGCCGCGGAGTCAGCGCCAGATGTCGATGATGATCTCTCGCAGCCGTTCGCTGAAC